AAGGAAATAAACCTGTGCAGGAAAAAACTAAATCGCTGGTTTTGCCCTGAATTTGAATGAAAATTTCATTAAATATCAAATTTTCACCTGATTTATCATGTTTTGGTTACCTTTTCAAAAAGGTAGAAGGCATTTCCAGACGACCCGCCCGGCCGTGGATGCGAACGTTTGCGCCCATCGCAAAGCGGATATATGAGCAGATCCCACACTGCTCGTGCATTTTGAAGAATTCAAAATCACACCATTCCGGAAATCAAATTGTAATTTAATGCAGGCATGTCAGCCTGCTACATAGGCAGGCATAGGGTTAGAAGCTCATTGATCCAAAGGTAAGACCTTTCTTCTGCTTGGCTATGGCTAACCACTTCTGTCTGCATAACAGATACTTGAATGCATCACAAAAGTTAGTGGACTCTAATGCCAATCGCAATGGAGGAAGCTTATCGCCTGTCTTGACCTTCTGTATCTCACCCTTGCTGCTCTTGGTTACAGGTGTTAACTCTAACTGACTCTTTAATTCTTTGCACTCAAACTTATCAATGAGTAGCCTGGGCAATCGCTTATCCTTCTCACCCATCATGATGTTCATCAGGTTGAACTCATCAGAGTGAGATATGTTACCCTGTCCCACACTCATCAGTTGTACCATCCAACCAGTACGCACCCCTGCCCTGTCATACTCAATGTCATGCTTTAGTTGAGATGCAAAGTCCCTGCCTATCTTACGATACTGATTGGTTGCCCTGTCATGGTACAGATGCAATGCCTTACGCTTATGTGGCCCAAAGAACTGAATGAACTTATCTGCCAATTCACGTATAGACTCAGGGTTAATAGTGTATAATCCCTTAAGGACCCTGTATGTGTTACCCTGTTCCTGCCCCAATACCAGGCTCATCATGTTGCCTGCATCGAACCCACCCTCGAGGGTCTTCTCATGCTCGATGTACTTCAGCCCTGCAGATGTCTGTGAGATATTATCCCGGATCCCGAACTTATCATAGTAGTCATAGTTGTAGCCATCTGTATAAAAGTGCTTCTCAGACAGGGCGCCATAGAATCTGGCAGCTTTCTCCAGGGTTTTACGTATAGACAGAACAGCGGTTTTGAACTCTTCAAAAGTCAGGGATGCCAGCAGGTTCTGGAAGTACTTCAGGGTAAGGATATCGGCATTGGCGAATGAACTGACGATGTAAAAAAACGTACTGTCCTGGCGTATTTTTCTTACTCGTTCAGCCCATTTTGCGCGATTTTTCTTGATATTTTCAATGCGATGCAGATCATCATTTTTTTGCTCGGCATAATAAAGCTCCAGATTGATTTCATTGAGGATCATAGCCGACTGGATGATGCGTGTGATCTGCTCTTTGTTCATGTTTTTTTCCATCCGGAGCATCCAGTCGCTTTCTCCCACACTTGGATCCGGCATGTCACTGCAGAATGTTTGACCCATAAAGTAATGAGAATGGCCATACAGGGCATAATCACCGCGAAGTGTCGGGAAAAGTTTGTTTAGTTTCTCCCACTGCAGATATTTTGCTTCATCACCAAAATGATGAACAACGGAGATACCGGCGTTTGATGATGGCCGGTCCAGTGAGGTAAGGAAGAATTTACAACCATTGAAGGTCGTGATGGTATGTTTGAAAGAAAAGGTCTTGACGATCGGCTTGGGCCAGTGATCAGGCGGGGGTACATCCACCACGAAATGGTAATTCTCCAGGAATTTCATTCTTCCCTCCCATCCCATGAGTATGGCCGGCAGAATGTTGGTCATCAGGTTGACATATGTATCAGACACAAACGCAAAACTGGCCCGGGGCATGTCATAGATCACGTCAATGGTCCTCTTTGCCAGGATATCGGTACTCTTTGCCGTTCCACGGCCACCGTACAGATATAAGTTTGCAGGCTTGATCAGGTCAATCAGGGTGGATATCCAGTTAGAGTACCGGATGTCAGCCTGCTCGGTAGTTATTTTAATTTTCGGCATTTTCCATAATTTCAAATGGAACATCCTCGATCATGGCTTCACGCTTGACTTTCGATTTTTCCTTTTCAGTGATATCAAGGTTATCAATAAATGATGCGAGATTATCCCTGTTTCCATCCTGGACACCGATATCCTTCAGTTTCATGGTATAGAATACCGGGCGGCGGTCCAGGAGTTCATCCGGTACCTGGTTCGGTTTATCTTTTCCAACACCACGCAGCTCGGCGGCATCCATGGTAAGTCTGCGGGAGGTTTCAAAGTCATTCAACTCAAAACAGATCCTGGCCATATTGTCCAACCGGTCGGCATATATATTTGCCCAGGCTTCGACCTTTACCTGGTTATCCAGGTTAAAAAAGTTCAGGGTTTCATAGTATAAGTTCGTTGCCTGGTATTTTGACAGTCTTGGCCACTGGATCACCACGGCATTGATGATATAGCTCTTGGATTCGTACTTGTTATACAGACAGCGGATGAAATCTATCTGTTCATAGAACTGAACTACCTTTTCAGGCAGGTTTTTTGTCTCACCACGCTCGATCAGTCCCTGGAGCTGTTCATACTCGTTGTGCTCTTCGTCATAAAATACCTGTTTTTTCAGGTTTTCCAGTTTTTGGGAGTTAGCATCCTTTTTCCACTGCTGTATGGATGTCAGATTGCCATCTTTGGCCCTTTTCAGGTTTGCCTTATCGATTTCTGCCTGGGTAACGAGTTTTCCCCGGTCATAATGGTATCGGATCTTTGAATCTGGGTTGCTGAATGCTTTTTGAAATGCTTTAGCATCCACATCGAGGTACATAGCGATTTGTTTCACGCTATAGTTAATAGCGGCGAGCTGCTCGATGTCTTTATACTGCACCGGGGTTAATTCCATGGAGGATTTCGTTTTTACGGAATTCAAAAACACGTTTTGAGTTCAGGAATACATATTGTTCATGCTGGGCGTTTTCTCCCCAGTTTCCGGACCCTTCAACATCAAAATAGTGATCACCTGCACGGATGAGAGCAATTTTAGCATGATTCCAGGCATATTTGACGCGTACAGGTTTGGTTTCAACCAGCGCCATCAGGTGATCATACACTTTCGGCAAACGGCTGCGGATGGAGTCACTGATGAATATATCCACGGATAAAACAAGTCCATTATCGATCAGGCGAATCAGCGCATCGATGATCCGGATGTTTATCGAGTAGGTTGCCAGGATGAGTTCCTGTATCGGTCCACACTCCCGGATTATGTAGGGAATGAATGTAAAAGCATTGAATGAGTTTACCGACCACAGAAAATAAATCTCACCATCACCTGGTAAACTGCCACGCAGATCCTTGATGCTTTCAATGCGGTGCTCATGCAGCTGCAGGAATCGTTCTATATGAATGCCGGCCTTGTCAAGCGCCGGTTCATCGGTCGGACCGTCCAATTGCGATATATCGAAGAATTTCTTCACTTATAAGTAAAGTAAACGGTTAACTTCTGCCAGTTCTTTGTTCATTTCAACGATCCGTTCATTGCGCTTGAGTGTTTGTGGATGACCAGGTTGTTTTCTAACTGAAGCTTTGGCAGTAATCAGTTTATGCTCGAGGTTTTTCTTCATGGTGACCAGTTCCCCGATTTTCATGCCACGAATGTCCTGGGCACGTTTCATCCAGGAGAATATTTTATGTTCTCCCAGGATTGTGCCTTTTTCTTTATAATGTTTGAGTTCTTTCCAGATCAGGCGATTCTCCAGGTAACTTTCAACCGTTTGTTTTGATGCCTGGTGTATGTCCGCATGTGTACTGGCAGTATATAAGCAGGCATGCCCCTGCCTATAATTGTCATAGGCAGTGAGCATGTCGGCAACGAGGATTTTCAACTCAGCAGGGCAATCATGCTGCCGCAAAAAGGGGAATTCTTCCCGGATCCGGAATGCCGGTACTGAGTTAATGTTTACTTTTTGCGGCTCTCTTTTTTTTCTTCAGCTGCAGCAGGTGTTTTCACACTCTTTTTTCCTGCAGGAGGATCAACCGGTGGATCAGGTAACGTAGAGGTTGGTTGGATAATCGGTTCCTGTACCGGAAGCGATTTCTTTTGGACCGGATCAGCAAGGATCCCTTTAAGATCATCGGGCGATATCCCCGCGAGCTGTCTCAGTTCCTCATGTACCACACCGGTCATATATTCGCTGGCCGGATGGACGTTGAGTTGCTTTTTCAGGTGAAGCCTGGTACTGTACTCGATGATCAGCGTCACGCCAGCCTGGTGTGAGCGATCTGTCCTGAAGTAATTTAAAATCTTCTCTTTCATAACATGATTGTTTGAGAAGCAAACTTAAAATCAATGGCATCGGTAGAAAAGGACATAAAAAACCCCGCCGCATACTATATGATGCGACGGGGAACAAACACACACTATGAAAACAAGCTCAGGAATTAACCTGGGGAAGCATCTCGAACTATTTGCGGCTCATTTCAATGAACTTCCATGCACTGGCACCGCTCTGGAATGCCTTGAACGTGATCTCAGCTCCTGATATCCCGCTCCAGGCTGTTCCGCCCGAGAGTAAAAAGTCATTGGTTGAAGTGATGGATGAAGGATAGGTTCCTCCTGATCCGATCAGGGTGAACACCATTCCCTCGGTCATGCCGGTGCAGGTTGTCAATGTGGCAATCGCTGAAGTACCGGTTGTGAGCTGGTATCTGCCCGTTGCGGAAAGAGTAACTGAAGTTGCATTGGCAGCTACAGTTCCGGTAACGGTGCTCAAGGTCAACGTTCCCTGGTAATCGGCAACATCGGGACCTTTCTGGGTCGATTTGAAGGTGAACGTTGTTTTGTTCTTGTCCTTGTCATCTTCCGCTTTGAAGACCATCTGCAGGGGAGAGCAAGGGGTACCATACAGGTTCTTGGCCGTTGACGAGCAACGTCTGCTGATGATACCGATGTTTTTGTTCATCCAGTTTGCACGGAATTCACGAATTGCCTGCAAGTCCCCGGGATGTTCAAATTCGAAGCTCTGCATGATCCCTTTGGCATCAGGATCACCCTCGCTGTCCGCACCGGCTTTGATCGTATTCTGGGTACCATATACTTCGAGCATATAAGCACCTGAATTCATCACGATATTACCGGTGATAACAATCCCGCTGGCGTCTCTCGACGGCATGGTGGCTACATCGTCCCAATCAAAGATGATGATCTTTTCTTTCTTGTCACCCCCGACACCTTTATTATCTCCGGGCTTGGTGACATCAACTTTTACATATGTCATTTTGAAAAGTTTTTTAGGTTAAGACTGGCAAAGCCAATGGGAGGGGTTTCCCCCTCCCTATTGGACTATGCGCTGCGATCGATTTCGTAGAATTTGGCATTGGCCGCTTTCTGGAGGCGAATCCAGGTACCTGCAGAGAGAGTCATTGCAGCGGTCAACGAGAAGTTGCCCGAGTTTGCAATTGTGGAAGCATTCGTGCTGGATCCACCATAGATGGTGTAAACTTTGTCAGTGACAGAGTTATCCAGGGTGGTGATGGCTGTAGCCTGTGAGTTGGCAACGGTGATGAACTTGTCATTACCGGTGACATCAGGAGAGGTATCGTCGGCTGCAATTGCAGTGGCGGTGCTGCTGACGGTTTCCCGTTTCAGTTCAATGAATTTGCCGTCACTCCTTTTCTTCAGGTACAGGATATCTCCAACCGATGGATTCCATGCCGCCGTGATCAGGGAGAAGTTCCCGCTGGCTGCAATGGTGGATGCATTGGTGGCATTACCACACTTGATACGCACTTCCTGGCCAATGGCACAGTCATCGAACGTGGTGATGGCTGTTGCCTGTGAGTTGGCAACAGTTACCAGGGAAGTATGATTCAACACCGATGGTGAAGTATCATTGGTATCTGCTGAAATGTAATAATCAGCAGGTTCATCCACATCGTTGCAGAAGATCAGCTGGGTGCTGTAATCTGATGGCATTTCTGCGGCAGAAGCGTACTTCTTTCCAACCAGGTATGCCCATACGGATTCTTTCCAGTTTGACCAGACTTTCAGTGTCCAGTCCTGCTGCTCGATGTTGAAGTTGAGCATTTCGCCAGGCTTATCCTCAAACTGCTTGATGTTGCCATCAATCGTCCAGATCAACCTTTTGCTCGGCGCCATGCCAATGACCGGGATGATCTTTACGGAAGGATATTCCTTCACGTACATGATATCGGCGGTGTAATCCTGGTTCAAACCGTAAAGGGTTTCCAGGTTGGTGTGATAGTCACTCAGGGCATCGGTACTCATGTAGAGAACAATCCTGCCTGAGTCACGAAGAACTTCCGGGATCAACTTGGTTCCGGCCTTGATGTATGCGGCAATGGTGGATGGTGTCCATTCGCCCAGGGCAAACGGTTTCACTTTGAATGCAGCAATCTGGGTCTTGATGAACTTCAGCATACCATTTGAAGCCTGGAGTGATGTTCCAACCACGTTTGCTGTTGGGTTCTTACGAACGCCACGGATCGCCCGGGTGGTTTTCTCATTCTTGAGCTTCTTGGCAGTTTCAACCAGGATATACTGGATGAATGACCACTTCATGGTGGATGATCCTTCGCGGTTCAGGAATCCGATCCAGTTCTTTTCAAGCTCTTTCAGCTGAGAGAACTTATGAACGAACATGACATCGTACATGGTGAGGATCTCCGGCTCAAATTTGTAGCCGCCTTTAACCATGTTATCAAAGCTGCTGCCCAGGGCTGTGCTGTCAGCCTGTGAGAAATCATCGGTGAGGAACATGTTCACCAGTACGGCCTGATCCTGATATCCGGATTCCGTTGGGAATACCTTCTCGAGATCTGGAATTTCGGTGAGGAAACTCTGGATGCGATCCTGCATCCTGACGCGATAATAATCTCCCAGGTCACTTTTCAGGGAAGCATAATCGAGTGAAGAGGTGGCCAGCGGAACCATCATGGAAAGGCCGTTGGCGGCTGCCAGCGCGGCATAAGCACGCCTGTTGTATCCGTGGGCATCATCGATGGCCATGAATGGTTGTCCGGTCAATCCGAACAGGTGCGAATCTTTTCCGGATGGCACCCATGATTTGGAATCTTTCTTCATACCAGTTTTGTTGGCTTCCGGATCATCTTCCGGCGTTTTTATGAGGGTGGCGATAATGCCATCCTTTTCGGTTACAATTCCGGCCAGCCTTTCTTTTTCAGCTTTTTCAGCGACCAGGTCGCTCTTAGCTTTCTCATCAGCCAACCTCAATACCGTATTTTCAGCCACGGCCGCCTGGAGTTTTGTGGTCATCGCAGTAACCATGGCGGCAATGGTAGAGTTGTCCGTGGTGTTACCCTCCGGATCTTTTTGAAGAGCTGCGGCGAATTGGTTGGTGAATTCCTCACCAAACTCAGCCTTCAGCTTTGTCTGTTGGTCCTCAGTCAAAATGCTTTTACCATCCTTATCCTGGGCAAATGCCTGGATACTGAGGAACGCTAAGATGGTGGCAAAGAATTGTTTCATGGTTTTTTAAAAATTAAATGATTTTGATTGATTGATGATTTTATTCTTGAGTCCTAACTGATAGGCTTTTTCAAGCGCATAGTCCATGGTATTGATCTCGTCGATCAATCCCAGCTGCTGGGCCTGCGCGGCAAAATAGATGGCACCGGTGAATACTTCAGATCCGGCATCAATGCCCATGTTATCACGGATATTCTGGTGAAACACTTCATTGATGAAATCGAGCATTGCAATCATTGGCGCAGTGTCGCCATTGTCCTTATATGCCCGATACTGTTCATCCTTCCTGGTTGACAATGTTGCATAGATGTCTTCAACCTTGATACCGATCTTTTCCAACATGCCGGCATAATCCTGGAATGTTGTTTTGGTCCCGATGGACCCGATCATGTCAATGGGTGAAGTGGCAATTCGGCATGTGCATCCGGAGATAGCCCATACTGCAGCTGATGCGGCCATCCCCATGATCAAGGCAACAGTTGGTTTGCCAAGTTCCTTTATTGAGTTGGACAGCAGATCAATCTGCGATACCATCCCGCCAGGTGAGTTGACCAGGAACAGGACCGCATTGATCCGATCGTTTTCTTTCACCCATTTTAACCAGGATAAAAGCTGCATCGTGTCCCAGGTGCAGATCACGCCATCGATCGGAATAATGGCCACGGAGTTGTCAGGGATGGAATCGTATTCAAATTCCCACCTCTGGCAGGTATTTATTTCCTGATCCGGACCATTGCAACCAGCAATGTAAGGTTTCATTACATCACCCGGTTGCATCAGGATCTCCTGGCCTTTAACGAATGCGAGCAGAACGGGCAAATATGAAATGGCTGTATCCTGGTGGATCAGCCATTGGGCGCCAAGAATTGAAAAAATGCGGTTTAACATTGTAACCTCAGTTGAGTTTACAATATTATAAGGTGTAACACGGGGGTGAAAGGACTGAAAAGAGCTTTAAGAAGATATCCAACAGGCCCGGTATGTGGCACTGCATGTGAATTCCAGCTGTGATCCGGCTGCCTTTGAAGATATCTGACCGGTCTGCGTTAGCTTCGCTCCATTTCCGATTTGTCCCAGCAATTTAGACCCACCGGTGGTGTATTCAATTTTCACCAGTACTGGTCTGCCCAGTACCAGGTCAAGTGCTGAACTACTTGACTCATCATCACCAGGGAATAAGAATTTCAAGGATTGCTCAATCAGTTCACCTGCATCTGTATCCTTAGGCTTTTCGTTAAATTCTGCAGATCCCGGGGTCAGGTAGATACCTTGCCATGATTTCCCGTCTTTCCAATAAATAAACCGGTGAAACCGGTCAGGAGATGTTAAAATTGATTCAACATCTTCCAAGGGTGCAAAGAATATTTTGCACACTGCAGGCAGCAGGTTTGAATTTTTAGGGATTGTCATACAACTTGTTTTTATACCAGTGACACCAATGATTCCAATGATTTGAATATTCCAACCTAAGAAACGTCAGGACATTCAGGCCCTTTAACTGACGAGTTTTTTTTCTTTCTAAATAAGCGATGGTAAGACCTGAGTTTCACATACCTTTGAAAATCCTTTTCCAAAAGATCACTATTATCCTGTGATAAATTGTATTTTTCAATAAATATCTGAATTGCATCCTGGCGATCGAGACCTAAAACGATATATTTTGAGATCTCTCCCCGGTATGTGATCTTGAAAAACTTCGAGATCTCCTTGATCAGTATCCGTTGCTTTGTCGGAGACAGGTAATTATTGAAAAGCACATTCTTATTTTCAAAGTAAGGAATCCGGATCTCCAGAACTTTTTCTCCGATTTCCGGCTGCTTGAATTCCAATGGAGGTTTATCCAGGAATACATCAAGCATCGTGTTGAAGTTTGAATTCTTGGGGAACGATATCGGTGATGGTCCGTAAAGTGTTTCAAGGAACTTAACCAGGTATGGTTCGCACTTAAGTTTGATGGTGATTGGTGATCCCATAATGCAATATTAGTTTTGTGTATGTTTATTTTAAAGGTCAATGAACTGGTACCTACATATAGGTATTTAAAAGCAAAAATCCAACACTAACTGAATATTTTCAAGAGCAAAAAAAAACAGTTGCGCAAGTGGCAGGGATACTTGGTATAAAAGCCAAAAATATTCGTGCAGTAGTACTTTAGTACTTTTAATTTTCAACTATCTGATTATCAATACTCACAAAAATTAGTACCGATTTTCGTGCGATTCGTGCAACTCGTGCGATTTTCGTGCAGTAAAAAACACGCTCATAAAACTTGAAATTCAGATCGTTACAAAATTTTTAAATTCGTGCGCACTAAAGCACGAATATTTCCTTATTTTCTTATAAGTATACTTGTCAAAAAGATAAAATAATAAATAATATATATATGTATAAGGGAATCAACTTGTTAAAAATCTGAACCCGTACCTTTGCACTATAAATTTTCATGAAAAAAAGGGGGCGGCGGGGTGAAAACACCCCGAAGGAAGCATTTTAATAAGGAGTTCGTACTGAGCTATGTCCGCTATCGCTCCCATATCTCACCACTAACAAATTAAAAAGCCAGGCGAAATGCCTGGCTTAGATCTGGCCGAAAGGATGCTGAGCATTGACCGGTGGGAGATCGTTTAACCTAGAGGAGATAATGCGGCCGTATTGTCAGCAATGTCGAGAACTTTGAACGCAATCGTACGCATATCTGCAAGATGTTTCTCTGTGGCCACCAATTTGCCGGTGAGCAGATTTTCGTTTTCAGTCTTTAACTGATGTTTTGATGCATAGTCAACCATCAGGCGCAGGAACTCTTTGAAAAGCCGATCACTGATTTTCATGAATGGCTTTACCTTGCCTGATTGATCCGTTGTGCCTGATCTGATGTACGTGTCAGATTCATGCCTGAATACACCCTGGATCGCGGGATCCTCCGAATGAGTGGTGTAAAAGCAATCAGTCCCATTCATTGGATCTACCAGCCACACATCAATGGTGCGGCTATCGAAATGTTCATTTACGTATAATTCCATTGTTGCTATTTTTGTTTATCGAACAATTACTTCTTCATCCCTTAAAACTGATAACTGCCGGCACCCGTCATGGATCACCAGGACCTTCTTCCCCACTGGGGGGATGTGATCAAACTCGGTTAACTCAATCACCTTAGTGACGGTCCGGAATTTTCTTTGACCTGGAAGTTTAAATTCCTGGCCAGGATTTAATTCATTTGCTTTCATTTTCTGGTTTTTAGCGCATTTCCCTTCACCCCAGTTATATCCCTTGTCATTGACAACATTTTTTTGACATTCATCAGACATGCATGCATGATATACACAGGCCCATTCGCTTGTATGGCAAATCATGTGAATAAAAATCTTTCCCCCTCCTGAATGATTGTAGTTTCGAACGGAAACCCATCCTCAGGAATCTGTGTTATTACTTCGATCATACCGCAGGCCGAAGTAAATACAATATGTTTGACCCCTCCAACAGAGATCTGCAGGTACAGGCACTTCCCATCCCTGAAGCATTTCGAATCTTCAAGCTTGAAATCATGCACTATAATTTCTCGATTCAGGATCTTCGACATCTTAATCTTGTCACCTTCGAAAATCTTCGACACAGGCTGAACATTGAATTGGCTAAACTTTTTCATTCAACAATTTTTTCATAAGGTTCTTACTGTTACAATGCGATGCCCATCCGTTGTAGGATGCTATTGAAGCTGCATTGCGGTTCCGGGCAATCATCCTGGCAAAATTCTGCTTGATCGTTTTCCTGAGCTTGGTATGGGTATGGTAAAATACGTACCCCACGAAGTCAATGCCGCGGGCATTAACCGGGAATACCTGATAGTTGCTTTTCACCTCGAGCTTTAATTTCTCCTGCAGGTAAATCCGGATATCGGAAAGCAGCTGGTGGAGATATGGTTTATCATCCGACAGGATCACCAGGTCATCGGCATATCGGAAATAATATTTAACCCTGCGATCTTCTTTGATCCAGTGATCAAAATATGACAAGTAAAAGTTGGCAAAATACTGACTCAGGTAGTTTCCGATCGGCAGGCCATCGGCGCTGTCGATGATCCCGTCAAGCAGCCAGAGCAGATCCTGGTCTTTAATCTTCCTGCGAAGCAGCTGCTTGAGCACATCGTGATCCACATTCGGATAGAACTTCCGGATATCGAGCTTCAGGCAGAACTGTGTGCCCTGCAGATCCTTCAGCGCTGATCTCACCGCATAGGCAGCCGCATGGATCCCTTTGCCTTTGATGCAACTGTACGTGTCGGCCGTGAACACGGAGACGAATACCGGTTCCAGGATATTCATGACGGCGTGGTGGGTGATACGGTCCGGAAAGTATGGCAGACGGAAAATGATCCTTTCTTTGGGCTCGTAGATCGGAAATGTAGTGTATTCAGAGGTTTGATAAGTCTTCTCAACGAGCATTTTCTGAAGTGCGAGTATGTTTTCCTCGCGGCACCGGTCATGCTCAATCACGCCTGGCTGTTTTAATTTCCCCTTCCGGGCAATTGAATCGGCCAGCTGCAGGTTTTCCAGGCTGCAGATCCGTGCATATAAGTTATTGATTCTTCTCATTTGCTTTGCTTGTTAAAAAATCGTTTTCCCCTGCGGGTACCAACGATTTTCTTCATTCCTTTTATTTTTTGCCGTGTTGGCAGGGTTTACGCTGCGAAATACTGCATAGGTGAGAGCTGACATTCGTATTCGAGTTATCGTAATTGTAATTCGTGTTCGAAAAATCGAACCTGGACCTGGAGGGCAGGACTGACAGCTGAGCAGCATACAACCGGTACATGTTATTTTGTAATTAAGAAAATCTCTTTGTACTCTCCACTGAATGTATTGGCGATATACAGCGCTACTTCACTTGAATGTGTGCAAAGGCGAGAGCCGACAGCCGTACTCGAGCGATCGTAATCGTAATACGTGCCCGAAAAATCGAACCCGGACCCGGAGGGCAGGACCCTGAACCATGGATAATACTTTCCTTGATTGCCATTGCCATAATCCGCAATCCAACCATTATTGATCGCCTTGTAAATAACATACAGCTTGTACATGTTGATGATCGAACGGCGGAACTCCTCCGGGATCAAGGTTACATCTGGCAGAATGGCCGGATCAATGTTTTCCTTCTTACAGGCATCTTCAAACGACTTAATCGTTTTGAAATCGAACTTTGAGTCCTTTGGTGATTTTGTTTTCATTTTGGTGTTTATTTGGTTAATAAAAAATCTTCATACAATGATGTGAACTGCTTTGCAACGTATTCACATTTCTCGCTGCTTTCAAAGCAAAGGCGAGAGCCGACACCCGTACACGAGAGAACGTAACTGTAATGCGCGTTCGAAAAACCGAACCCGGACCCGGAGGGCAGGACATTAAACCACGGATAATACTTGGCCTGGCTGGTGTTACTCCAGTCAGGTTTCCATCCTTCGTTAATTACCTTGACGATAAGCTTCAGCTTTTTATACGCTACTACATCAGGGGTATCAGTAGTGAATAATTGACAGTCAATACGAGTCTGATCATCTGCCTCCATGTATGCCTGATCATACGTTTTGATACGGTCAATGATTTTACCGGAAAAACATTCATTTCCGAATGTATCACTGAGAATTTTCTTGAACCATTCCGGAGCTTCCTGGAATAGTTTCTTTGCTGTGGATTTCTCCAGTTTTAATGTTTCCATTTGTTTGTTTTTAAAGATTAATTCTTGATTTTATAGTGTGTTTTCCCAACTCCATTCGTAATCTTCACATACATGCCCCGCTCAGGGATCCCCGGGATCCTGCGCCCAACCATGTCATAATATTCAATCTTATTCTGGTGACCAGGATTGTCCATGTCAGCAATGCCCACAGTGGTGATATCGATCATTGATACATTGTCAACTTTCATCCAGGGATCAAGTATTGTAGTTACAAAAGCGATTCTCACCAAACTTGTATTTGGATGATAAAAGTTGAATGAATAATGCTGCATGGTTGCCGTTGGGAGCATATACAATGGAGAATATCCATTCCCTTCGTCCCAATACACACAGAAGTTCGTATATACGTTGCTTAGAAAATCAAATTCAACGTGGTACGTTTTCCCGGCTGTTCCGGTTAGATTTAAATGCTGTGTAAGAATAGCCTGATACGGACTGCTGGCATATTGTGCGCCATCCTCAATCCAATATTCGTAAGTCATAACACTTACTTCCCAGGGATAAGCAAGGCTGTCATTATTTATCCCGGGTTCCATGGTCCCGTTGACAATGATGTTTTGCGACTGAGCTGCGAATCCGAACAGGACTACAAGCAGCGCAATGATTAGTGTTTTCATGTGTTTTGTTTTAAAGATTTCTTACTATTTCTGGTCTTTTTGTAATTAAAACATTGCAGTTCTTTGCTTCTTCTGCAAGTTTCTTCAGTTTGGCATGAAAGTCATCAGCCATTAAAAGTGGTGCCCCTCCAAGGGTTCCTGGCTCACCACAGATGACTGATTCAACGATTTCTTTTTTTTTACGGGGTTGCATTCATCGCTGCAATACATTTGTCGGTTGCATGACGGATGGAACATTTTTTTGCATTCCTTGCATTTTTTCACAAGAACCACCGGTGGTTTAATTTTCTCATCTGCAGGGGGGGGTATCAAGGGTTCCACAGCAGTAATTGCAGGAACTGGTTCTTTACATGCCTTGACAATTTCCTTTGCAAAACTTAATACCTTGATCGCTGTCTGAACATTTTTTAATCGCCTTTGAAGTTGTTTTTCCGTTTCCTTCAATTGAGCAATGATTTCGATTTCCATTTCCGGTTTCATAATTGTGTGTGTGTGTGTGTGTGTGTGTTTGTTTGCTTGTTTATAAAGCCACCACCCGGCACCCGGCAGTGGTTTCTATTTATTGGCTGATTATCTATTAAGAACGATGTGCCTGGCAACCGCCTGCAGCAGTGAGGAGTTTTGAATCACCCTGCAGGGTTGTGGTTGATGCTTTTATATTGTCAACTTCTTCAATAACTTCATTCAGCATTTGTAGCCCATTCTCCCATGCTGGAAGCATCCATGGCATCTTTGCTCCCTTAAATGGAACAATACCTTTTTCGACAGCGATCAGGTGCTCATAGGCTTGCTTTCTTTGCTGACGGGACGAGGCAGATAAGGAACTGAAGAATGATTTGATATCGCTTTTCATTGAGATGCGTATTTATCGTTTGCGATTGTAAAATACTCTACACCCCCACGTTTATCATCACCACCAGGCTTTCCGAATTTGTCAAATATCTGGGGGTTAAAAGCGGCCTGATGATACTCACACCAGGAGAGCATCTTTTTCTTGAACTTGTATGGATTCATGAATTTGCGCTGTGTCGGGGTTTTCTCCAGGAAATCGTTATAGAGTTCAGCGCGCGGTATGGGATGATTGATATTGATGTTATTTGTAGTATTAATGGCTTCCGGATCTTCAACACCGAAGTACTCTCCTGCCCAGGTGAGAAAGTCTTCGCCAATAAACTGGCGCAACCGGCGCTGATCAAGGCGTTCCGTTGGCGGCTGGATCAGTCCGGAGTGGTTATATCCCCATCCCATTTCCGCTGCCCGGAAATAAAGCCTCAGGCAGTCTGCCATGAAGTTGTAAAACAGATTCCATTGCTTGTCATCCCACTCATCGAAAAAGTTGATTCCGGATTCATCGATCGGTTTAAATTCCTCGTTATAGTAATCGCTGAAAGCAATCATCGCCTGCCGGTCCTTGAACGATGAGCTGCTGCCGTTGATCGCGTGATTTGTTGTGATGAAAATCTTCGGGGTATCCTTTTCGCCAATGGTCCAACGTTTAACACCTTTTACATTCACCATCAGTTTCCCGGTGATGATAGGGAAGAAGAATTCAAAGTCGATGTTGGCACGAACGTCATCCATGAAAATGTTATCGGTTTTCTCGGTAACTTCTTCAAAAAGGAATGGATCATGTTCCAGGTCCTTTGACTTCGCGCCGATATAGCATTGAGGGATAACCTGGCCAATTGCAAAACCCATGAGCGATTTCCCTGTCCGGCCATTGCTCTCACCAACCTCGCTGAGTTTGCCATCCATGGCAATGACAGCTTTCTCGCAGGATTTATCCCGGTATTTGTGCAGCAGATACCCGATGGCTGTCATTTTCGACACCATGTGAAGATCTGTCTCACGTTTTTCGACCATGGACCGGTAATCCTTATCAAGCGGTTTTCGCGTATGCTGATTCTGAAATTTGTTCCAGAAGAATTCACCGGTGTTATAAATAAACCTGGCGAAATGGCAATCCTTTGCCTCTTTTGAAAAATCAACCATGTATTGACCCATGACTGGCTCATACTCCATGGGATCGAGCTTATGTGCGAGCAGGTAATCAAGATCAATCTTGCTGACACTGATCATTTCTTTGCCGATCAGCGTGGCATCAAAATCATTGACCCGGTCTTTCCAAACATAATTCTGCAGGTCATTCAGGGGTTTTTCTTCCACACCGTCAGCAGTGATCTTCCAGTAATTGTTTTTGAAAAACAGAAACTGATGGCGCTTGTCGGCAGATTCAAAGACCGGCCGGTGATAATCCAGATTACTCAGCGAATCAGGCCCAAAATACATCTTCCCGCCGCGGTACATCATATCCATGACTTCAACAAATTCATCCTTGCTATTAGTGGAAAGGATGGCCTTGCTGAATTCCATCAGGTAGTCGCGGATCTTGTATGATTCCACGATTTCCACGATCTTGTCTGTGATATGACACAAGGCAAACTGCCGCCCGAACATATCAATACGGCCAAAGCCACGACGATAAAGAAAATTATATGCGTATGTATAGCGGAATCGGTATTGTGTGTAGTCATTTCCCTGGCGATCGGCTTTAGTAATTTTTTCCCAAAATTGTTCATCATCCTGAAGAGGTTGTGCCGGCACGAGCTTTCCGGACTCATCAAATTTCCATTTGTGCCGGCCGATAAAGAATTCAGGTATATTCTGCAGGGTATCCTTATACTTCAGCGCAAATGAATTCGAATCCTGCAGGCTCCAGAACTCAAGCAGCTTCAGATCCGATTCGGTCGATATCTTATTGATTTGGATGTAATCGCCTTTGCCATCCTTTTCGTTGATACACTTTTTGATATCATTTAAAAGCTCGTTTTCATTATTCTTCAGGGGACCGGCCAGAAAATCATCAATGCCCTTGATATCTGCAGCCATTTCTTTTCCGCTCGTCTTGTCTATTCCACGCTTCATGTAAGCAAAGAAGATCTCGAGATGGATCCCAAGATTCACAAACGTTTTGAAATAGTCCCGAAAATTCTTTACTGCATGGAAGAATGAATATGGCCGCTGATCAACCCTGGATCCCGGCTTTAAATCATGGCTCAGAGAATCCCAGTCTGCATCGAGCAGGAATATCACCTCTTCAACCTTGCATGCTTGAACGATTAATTGAAGCTCATAAGGCAAACGGTTGTTATACCCGATGTTCTGTATCCCCATGATCCCAACAGAGGTAAGGCCATGCTTACACGCCTTCATGGCCTTCTTTTCACCCTCCTGCAGGAAGAGCCTTTTTATCACGCGCCGGTTCCGGTATGCTTCGCGGATCTCTTCAGGGAAGAATAAGTGGGATCCTGATCCGGATGGCGATGAATATTTCATCGGCCGGCCGCTCTTGTCATGATGCAGATCGGGATTTTGCCAACGGATCCTGAACAGGTGTTCTTGCTTATTCCCTTTGGGCTTGGTGAACATCACCGGTTTTCCATCCAGGTCATAGTACCAGATGATCATGTCGTCACCTGGTGCGATCTTTCCATACTGGTCCCTGGTACCGGCTTCAAACACATCAACGATTTTCTTCGTTGTCTCATCCACGTTGACCGTTGCCTGCTGATCAGCATCAGTAAGACCACTGGATGCCAGCTGCCGGTCACGGAAGGTTAATTCTTTTTTTGCGTTTTTCTTTTGTGGCCCCTTTGGTTTTTCTTCAAACTCCAGGATCACATTGTATTTATCGGCCAGGTATTTTAATGCCTCCGGATATGTGATATTTTTTACTTCCTGCAGGAAATTAATGGGCGATTTTCCGCCTTTGTCGCATGAAAAGCATTTCCAAATAAGTTCAGAAGGAGTAACGCACATCCCCTTTCCTTTTCCTGATGTGCCGCAAAACGGGCATTTGGAATACAGGCTTATTCCTACCCGGTGTTGCTTGCCAAAATCAGCGACAACTTCTTCGAGTTTAGTGATAGATAGGACTTTCTGGATGCAATCCTGGGTGATCTTCATAATGGGGCAGAAAAGAAGTGAATTACTGTTGTGGCTGCGGGTTCTGTTTTGAATCTTCGATCACCAGGTTTCCTGATTCAAATAAGTCGATCAGATATCGTCCCCTGGCTTCGGCTTCGCTGGTATATGTTTTCCACTTCTTTTCTCTGGTCTGCAGTTTAAAATATCCATTCAAATATTTATGGATCTTCATTTTGTTAAAGAACCCGAACGGGATCATGTGTCCTAATTCGGTCATGTTGTATGCCGGAAACCCTTTTTTAAATGGTTCCAGTTTGTCTTTCAGAATATAGTATTTCCCACCTGGTACAAACTGCCAATATGCAGATGCCTTCCATCGTATGCCAAGTTTGTACATTGCTTCCGATACTTCCGGAGAAGTGTAGTTGAGTTCTTTTTTCATTTTTCTGATTGTATGTGGTTGGTTTTTGTTTGATGACTGATCCCGAGTTCTTTTTTGCAGAACACGATCATATCCATCAGTTTACTTTCGGAGGAAGAAAATGAAGAGTTGTTAGGTGATGGCAGGATCTTACGCAGATCCTCCTGAAGTGCCAGGACAACCTTGCATATCTCTTCCAGTTTCTTATCTGCAAGCCACTGGTTGTACTTCTGGCAGCGGTCGAGCGCATTGATTTTTGATTCAGTGCGATAAAAATCATGGTGGCCGGTTTCAAATAGTATTTTGGCATGATTGACATACCGGCAGTACATAGCTTGTATATAGCTGCGTTTTGATGACAAAACATACTTTTCCGCATCTCTTCTGTCGATAAAGCTGCCACGGTCTGATTTGATGCCGTGACCGAGATCCCACCGCATATCATATGAGGTGATCCCTGTTTGCGGGCATACATCGAATGATTTGAGTTCGAACATTTGCATAGGATTATGAATTTTCGCGTTTATCATACTCGTTAACCAATGCTTCTGACAATTCTGTTACCCTGGTAAGTTTGATCTGCAGGATATCGGCTTCAGCGATAAACAGATCATCCAGGACTTTGATGTTTTTGATGAATTCCATGCGATCTTTAATCTGACATGCCATATAGGCATAGGCCTGTATGGTGATCAACAGGTCCGGATTACTCATGTTTGAAAATGTGGTGTGGCTCATTATTGTGTGTTTGTTTCCCTGGCGAGGTCGTTTTCTTCTTTTCGCAATTTTATAGAGTTGGAAACAAGTTCCCTGCTCTTGCGGTGCAGGGAACTTGCGAAGCCCTTTTGGACTTCATTCAATTCAAATATTTTCCCATTTTCAGAATAAACCTGATCGCCGGTAGGTGATCTGATCAGCACTTCGTTTTGCTGGCTGTCATTGGCTGAGTCCGGGGAGCAATTTGCCGTCTCAGTTTCCTTCAGGCCAGTTCCAAACAGGTCCAGTTGGGTAGGATCCGGAGTTTCCGGTCCAGATATTTGGAGGATACACATGTTAAGTGAGATTATGCTGACCGGCAAAGGCGCAAACCCCTGCCTTGGTGTAACAATTCAGTTTATGGCGGATGGTTCGCATCTGGGTATCGATGGTCAGTTTCGAACGGTGGAACTTATCAGCAACCATTTTGCTGCTTTGATCGGCGGACACCTCCCTGATCAGTTGGGCTTCGCGGATGGTTAACACCCCGTTGACCGCTTTTGGGAGCGTACACAGCAACCCATCAGCCGGACATGGCCGGTTCCCGCAGTCCCAGTACTCCGGAACCAGATCTCCATCGATGGTGATATCGGCTTTCTTGTCAAACTCTCCGAACTGGCAATAGATGAATTGCATCAGCTGGGCAATGGGATCAGTAATGCCCATAATGTGCAACCCTTTTAGAAATTTCGGGTTGGCATCGATCTCAGCCCGAAGCTTGGCAGCCAGGGCGATATCTAGTTCACAAAACAACCGCTGAACTCCGTTCTCGATAAACTGGATCTCTCCATTCATCAGGTAGAATTCAATGCCAGCGATCATGGCTTCAGGTACTGTTGTCGACTTTTTCATACTGTTTGATTTTAGTGAAATAATTCAGGCTTGAATTATGCGGTTTTCAAGGTCACTCTGACCTTTATTGAATTCCTCCAGATAGAGGATTGCTTCTTCAATGATGAATGTGTTATACCTGGAATCATCCGGATTAAGGACTGCATGCACGTAGCGAAGGGTGAAATTCAGTTGGTGTTTGGCATTGACTCTATCCAGGATAATCTTGGAGCTTGCCGGAGGAAGCTTCTGGTAAAGTTTTCGTAACGCCTTCTTGTCAATCATGTTAAATTGGTATTTACTTTGTTTGTTTTATGTTCTATATTTGTTCGTTAACAGTTCGCAAATATATAGCGGATTTTCATTTTGCAATGAATTATTTTACATTTCATTATAATTTATTTACATTCTAAATATATATCATTGAATGTCTGTATCATACCAAAAAATAAAACTTGAGGTAGAAAAGCGGGGATCGCAGTTAAGGATGTTCATCCCTGAAAATGCAGAAATGAGTGTTCAGGGATTCAAACTGGCTGTTGATAATGGGACATTAAAGGTTTCTACCCTGGAACATATCAGTAAAGCATTGAAAATACCGATGTCATACTGGTTTCAGGAAGAGGATAGATTGATACAGGGTGAGGCTGAACTGGCTTATGGGGAAAACTCAGCAGTAATCATCAAGCGGTTGAATGCCCTGGTAGAAGATCTGATGGATGATAAAGCGAGATTGAAAAGGGAGAATGATGAATTGCGCGACAAGCTCGGACTTGGCAAAGTCGGATCCTGAAGGTGGTAAGGTGACCCCCTGCCCCCATAACAAGGACATTACACTTTTACTCAAATTATATATATAGGTTACATCAATAATTGAATTATGAAAAACCAGGAATATTTGAACTATTATTTTGGGGGAGTTGATAAAATGATGAGCGCTGCTGATTATCAAACCCTGAAGACAGAATTGCAGGGATTTAAAGAAAAGTATTTGGATCTACCTCCTTCAGAATTCAGGAAAATGGTCAGAGAAGAATATTCTGATTTGATAACCATGAACAGGATGAAAGGGTTTCAAATCATGCTGGATAGCATCAATAAAAAGGTGCACTTCTTTATGATCCTGACAATAATCGGACTGGTGCTGGCCGCTATCGCAATTATAACGGGGCTTAGCAAATAATTTTGAGACAAAAACTGAGACAAAACACATAAAAACACTGGGGAAATTGACGAAAATCAAAAGGTAACGCATTGATTTACAATGACCTGTTACCGATTGTAAGGTCCTGTCCCCGCTACCAATTTCAGATTTCTCAATAATACCAAGGGTTTCAGAGATTTTTATTTTGTCTCTGAGACAATTGAGACAAAAAGGTTGCGGTCATTTCAGGATGTATTTTTCCCTGGCGAGGTGAAAAATTCAAATGAAATGCAAAAATTTAAACCCGCTAAACTATTCGACGCCGGTGGCGATTTAACTCAGCGCTGGTTCATTTACTACTATTTCAGATCACCAGAGACCGGAAAATTCCGCAGGTTTCGTGATTGGGTTCCGTCCAAGATCCTTACCGGATCAGGTCGCAGGGAAAAAGCCCATCACATGATCAAAAACATCAACAAGAAATTGAACCAAGGGTTTAATCCCTACGCTCAGCTGGAGAAGAAATACAACCTTCTCACTGTCGCAATACAGTATGTGCTAACAGTCAAGGTGCATTCATGCCGGTTGAGAACACACCATACATATAGCAGTATGTGTAAACAGTTCAATGATTGGCTGGCTTATAAACGCTATGAGCTGATGACTGTTGATGAGTTTGATTATTACCACGCCCAGGAATTCATGGATTACACAAAAACCAATCTGAAGAATTCCAATCGCAGTTACAATAATCGGGTTACAGGAATGAAGACTTTTTTCCGGGTACTGGTGAAACGTGAATGGATCATTTCAAATCCTTTTGATAATGTTGAGCACCTGCCGGTTGATCAGCCAGAGATAATCGCATTTACCATTGACGAACTGACACTTATGCAGACTTATCTTCCGGCATGGAACTTTGATCTTTATGTTTGCGCCTGCCTTATCTTCTATTGTTTCATAAGGCCACAGGAAATTGTACGTCTCAAGGTGGCGAACTTCCAGCTTTCAAAAAGATCGATCGTGATCCCAGGGAAAGCATCAAAAAACAAAAAGCAGGAAGTTGTGCAAGTACCTGATGCGCTAATGCCTGTGATGATGAAACTGAATCTCAATTATCCAGGAGATTATTTTGTTTTCGGGAAAAATCAGCAGCGGGGACCGGTGGAATATGCACCAACCAGAATTGCCGAAGCCTGGAGGGCATTTGCAGAACACTACGGGATTAATAAAAAAATATATTCCCTTAAACATACCGGTGTCGGAATGGCCATTGAAAACGGAATAAATATCAGGGACCTGCAGCTGCAGCTAAGGCATTCAAGTTTAGAGATGACCCAGATCTACCTGGATAAGTTCAACCGCCGTCCATCGGAGAAACTGTCAACCAATTTCCCCGACCTTTCAAAACTTTCAAATAGTGGGTTGATACACCTTTCTTTGCCGGCAAATATTTACAAACCTGGTTTGTCATAAATAAAAACCCGCCTGGCTGGGCGGGTAAAATAACCCAAATTCGGGTTATAGAGGGGGAAATCCCCTTTTTAAAAGTGAGAATTCTCACTTTTCAGAACTTCCTTCATCGAACAGATTCATCTGATTTTTGAATTCTTCATTATCATTTTGCTTTAATGAGATTCCCAACCTTGCTTCTTTTGCCTTCAAATCATTAAACCTGGTAAAATTATCAATCTGTCTTAGCTCAATCTCCAATGCCTGGCGTTCCCTTTGAATCAATGCCTTTTCACGAAGCAGGTCCCTTCGGTTGGTAATTGTACCATGAAAGAAATCGTACATTACCTTGTAGCATTCCTTTTTGTATTCAAGGAGTTCAGGAGATTCGCTGTGTATTGAAAACAACCATCCATAAATTAAATATTCTGGCAAGCAGGATAAAGATCTGACCTGATCACCGGGGACCTGCATTGGCTGTATAGCCAATGCAGGTCCTAGAATAGTATCTTCTTTTACGTTCTTAAAAGCCCGAGTATACTCAACCCCAATTGCCTCACATACAGGCTTTATGGCAATCCAGTAGATGCCATCTTTTGACAAAAAAAGCAACGTTTTGCCTTTGAATTCCAAAAATTTTCTAATTGATTTATTCATAGCGATTTATGTTTTTATTTTGCAACGCAGGTATCCCTGTTTTCTGCAAAAAATTAGCCCCGCCTTTCGGGATGGTACCCCTACTCGGCAAGGCTTTAGTTTCTTTGAAGCAATCTAACGGTACCATCCTTAAATTGCATATACAAAATTATCGGGACAATGTCAAGCGTAAAAGAGCAAAAAAAGATTATCCATTACCAATAAGCCAGAAGAATCTCACACGCTCATTGACCTCGATTGGTTCAAACCGATAGCCCTGGGAAATCATGAATCGAGTAATACCTTGTTGGGGCATCTCTGCATCAGGAAAAAAGTCGATGATCATTTCAGTGATCTCCGTAGTTGTAAGCTGCAGCGTGGCCTGATCCAACGCTTCAACGGGCGGAAACTTGGCGCGAAAAGATTCAAACATCTTATCAAAACCCGATTGTTCTATCATTGCCGGCCTCCTTTCGTATGATCAATTGAGGAAAGAATGCCACGGGCCATCTCCAGCACTTCATTTCCAAAGCGTGATGGCGACTTCCACACGGTAAGACACTCGTCGGAAGCGGGATCGTAAACAGTCATAAACTCATCGCCCGTTTTCTCATCAAAGAGCACCTTGCTGATGCAGCGCGGGTGAATGTTTTCCATGCGCTGAATCCAATTGGTGACCAGGATATCCAGGGCTACATCCGTTTCAAGCTGCTTAACCTTCATTTTCCCCTCCTTTCCCGCCATTATCCAACGCTTTAAGAACATTAAACATGTTGAGCAACATGAGAAAAAGCTTTCGTTGCAAGCCATAATTGGCAATGTCAATGCTTGATAGTATCAGGCATTGTTCGGTGAAAAAATGCGTATCGCATGTATCTTCCTTAAGATCCTGCAACGCATCAAGTAATTCTTTTGTAATCTTTATCCCGCCGATGGTTACCGGGAGAAGGCAATCTGATTGTTTTGCCATGGTGTGTTTCTCCTAACGGAAAAATCCCTGAGGCTTGTCTCGGTTCGAGGAACCGCCAGAGCATTACTGCATCCGGAGCCACAGGGATTTCCCCTATATAGAAGATGAAAATTCATTTATACTCGATTTAGACATTGCAAATATACAATGCTAAACGGGAAAATCAATACTGATTTTTGGTTATTCGTACTTATCAGTTAATATTGTCTAAAAAAACAAGTTCAGAACATTCAACATTATTACCATTAATAACAGCCTCCGGCCATCGGAGAAACTCTCGAAAGACTTTCCTGACCTTGTCCGATTAGCCAAAAATAACGCACCCGTTCATTTACCTCTACCGGCTCATATTTATATCCCTGGTCAATCATGAATCGGGTGATCCCCGACCTGGGCCAATCCACATTCGGGTAAAAATCCTGGATCATTTCGGTAATTTCTGTAGTGCTGAGTTTCAATGTTGCCTCCTGGATGGTTGCGACAGGTGGGAACTTGGAGTGAAAAGGTTCGAAGATCTCTTCAAAATTGGTGCGCGACATATGTTGATGGTTTAAAAAAGCCCCGGTACCTGTCGCGCATATCAACACCGTAGTGTAACATGTGTAAAGGCTTCCCCTTTACTGTACCGGGGAAAACCTTTCACTACTTTAATATTGATATACGCGACGGGGCAAATATAATGAAAAACCCGCCTGGAGTGGCGGGTTTTAAAACGTCAAGTCGTTAAATGAACATTCTACCGATTCGCTTTACCTTCAACTAATGTGATTTTTTTATCTTTTGGGACCCATAAAGTTCCATCAGTGAAATGTACCTTTTTTAAATACACTTTTACTTTCGTAGTATTGTCATATCCATATAAGGTCCAAGAATCATTAAATGACACAGTTTTCCCTGCTTTAAGAATGTCTTGAGAAGTACCTGTGAAAATATTGGTATTCTTTAATTGATCGTTTACTGGCTCATTATAATTGTTATAACAATAAATTTGAACAGTATACGCATCAATATCCTTTTTAGAAATATTCTTTGGAATTAATTTAATTTCTGGGGTACCAATCGCATCATATCCCACTTCAGCAGTAAGAAAGAAAATAGGGATCCCGATACTTTCAAATTTTTTAATTTTAACCAGTTGAATGCTGTCAATATTTGGATACATTACATTCTGAGCAGTTGTATGAAAATAAAAAACTAGTAATACCGAACAAATAAATAAATATTTCATAATGCTTGTTTTTGGTTTGTCCCTGCAAATTAAAAAAAAACCGGCACATGGGCGCCGGTTTCATCAAGAAATACAACTAAAGAATTACGAGCAGTTATAACATTCCAGAAGCGAAGGCATGATCCGGTCTTTTTTTATGGTTACCTGGAGGCTTTTCACCAGGTACCTGATGCCGCCAATCATGTATTTTTGCGAGAAATCAAAATTCTGCAGTTCACGATAGCTTAACTGTGCTGTTATTCTTACAAGTTTTGCCGACATCCTGAAATCAAGAAAAGCCTTGAATTGTTTGTTGAAAAGCCCGTCGGCGCCGTTGTAAAATAGTGACATTCCTGTTGTATAGGAATTTGCACGCATGGCATAAAATGAGCCCGCATCATACACCGGTGTGAGAAAGAAAAGCCTGCAGGGGACTTCTCGCCAGTTCTCACGCTGGCATCCTACTTCTGCTTCGGCCTGCCCGGTCTCAAAAAGAGGGGAAACTGCGGTGGACAGAGACTCTCCTTCAGCCATCTTATATAAATACTTTGTATAGGTAATGAAATTAACAAGGTCAAAAAGAACCCATGATCCGGATATCATTCGGTAAAAGCTTTTTGTTTCAACCACATACCTGATATCAAGCTCAGCAGAACCAGGCCAGCATGGCAAATCATTAAGCGTAGGTACAGTATCCCTGATAAACCCAAATTGGGTCTCATCATAGGTTGAGATATTTTCGGTTTCGGTATCACCTGAATCGAGTTCCATTTCAAGTTTAAACCCGAGAATTTTTTCTTCAATCTCAATACTTTTCGAAATGATTTTTGTAATATTTTCAGAGCATACAGGAGATTTGATAATATCATCCAGTGACAATATTTTAACACGTCTGTTCTTATTATCCAAAAAAAACCGAATGTTAAAAAATGTTTCAAGTCCGGTTAGAAAATCATTTAGATTCATTTGAGGAACATGATAATTGTATAGAATCTTATTAAATGGATATTGAAAATAACCATTTGCAGTTTCCCAGCAAGTAACAGAATTATAAATTGCGCATAAGTTAAACTCAGGGTGTGCAGAAAAAAATGAATTGTCGAGTGTATATGACAACTTGGCGAAAATGACAGACAATACATATCTCAGATACAACATTGGAATAATGATCGTCGGATTGGAAGAAGGTGTCAACATGCCGATATATCCGTTAATGTAATTATTTATCCACATTTGTCCGGCATCTGTTGTCGGCGGATCAAAGTACTTAAGATTGTAAATTCTAGGGAAAGCAACGTCACGGCTCGGGTAATAATTAAGCGAACATCCATTAATGAAATCAAACTTATCAGTTTCATCGGCAAATGTTCGCGTACCAAAATCAATTTGCTGAAGACTCATGTTTTTACGCTGATAATAAAAATCTCCTTCTCCTTCGAAGATCGATCCTTCATACGTTTTTGGGTTCAAGGACTTCAACCTGACTGCTCCCTGGAACAGGGTCAGCCCATTCCAGGAGAATGCACCCTGATCAGAGCGGTAAACATCGGCAGTGCTTTCAATTCGATGCACAAAGTCAAGGATTCTGGCATTTCGTGGCGTCACCGGGATCTTGAAGGGATAGGAGTAGGATCCAACCTCACCAAAAATCGGAGACTTTAAGTTCATAGTGAACGAAAAGTCATCCGGAAGATCAACGTTTTTATCGGCAATTTTGAGAGAAAGCATATTACTTGGTTTCAGGATCAGGATTAACACCTGGATTAACTTCCGGTTTTGTGCCGGGTAAGCTGTGGGATTTAAAGTATTCTGAAGTGATCAAGCCGTAACCTACCAGGATGATAGAGAATACTCCCCAGAATATTTCCATGTTCACTACAACACCGTTGGTGCTCTTATAGACCATGTAGGTGATCAATGCAAATGCCCAATAGAAACCGGCTCTTTTAGAACTCGCTGCACCTTGCTGGTCTTCCAGCAGGCCCGCAGCCCATTTTAAGAATGTTTTCATGACTTTTATTTTTACCAGGTTGATATTGCTGACCTCTTCCAGGTATTGGTAGCGGTACAGATGTATATGTAATTTGCATCCCAGCAAATATCCCCGGCATTTCCGGTTGCCGTTGCCGAAGCAGGTGTTTTTGCTGTTCTTAAACGTATAATATCACTGCTAACATCGAGTTTAGCAGTTGGAGAAGTTGTTCCAATTCCAACATTTGATCCTGCATTCGTGCCAAAGGCTGTATAGCTTGTATTTTGAAATTCACAGGTAGTTATCCCACTTCTTAAAAAATAGTCTCCTGTAGTTAAATCAACAAATTGCATAATTCTTGTTGCTCCTGGATCTTTTAAGGTTGTTTGATACTCATAATGAGTATTATCCCGGTTATATCTCAAAACATTTCTTGCATAATAGGTGTTTGATAAATAACTCATATTTACTTGAGAAATGGTTTGTGGACCTGTACCTGCACTAACAGCCAGGGTTGAATTCAAGTTCAAATTGGTTGCCATTGTTGAACTATTTACATCAAGGACTGCACCCGGGGAGGTTGTTCCTATTCCAACCTTGCCATTATTCAGCATCGTTTGAATCACTGTACCTCCATTTGTACCTCCTTTAAAACTGTGAGCAATACCCGTAGTCGATCCAATCCCGGAAGTTGATGTGTAGGTTATCCCCGAAACTACGTCACTACCGCCTAATATTGTAGGTAGCGTTGACGTTCCATTGACGTCTAAGGTTGTTGCAGGTGCAGTTGTACCAATACCTATTTTCCCATCCGGTGTTAATCTTAATTTTTCACCAGACACTGTGTTTAGCGTTATGTCAGAATGATTTGTTGAACTATTGCCAATTTTCAATGTTTCATCAAATGACATATCCTGTGATATATACGCACGTTCCGTCCCATCAGCAGTGAAAGATATTTTAGAAGCAACATCTGCGCCATCCGTACCTAATGTTAACAAAGGATAATTACCTGCAATTGATAAGTCTTTATATACTTTTAACCCTCCCCCGAAGTTACCCCCTCCATAAACTTTAAACGAACTGTCAGAAACAGATCCACCGATCGAAACCTTATTCATGTAATATATATCGCTACCCGATGTTGTCCACTGACTTGACACATAGGTTGAGTTATCCCATGTCCATGCAGATCCATTCCATTTGAGGAATCCGGTTGATTTTGAAATGGCAGGTTCTGCGCCAACCTCTGAATAAGTATAGGTAGGTTTTGTTGCTGATTTCGCCCATGCGAATACTAAAGGATCGGTTTCAGTGTAACTTGTCAAGTAACCGGCACTCGCATGATTCCCCCATCCGTAGGCTGTATTCCAATTTGCCGAATTATCTGTGATCGAAGTTCCCCATGCAGAACCCGTTGATATGGCTATTCCTGCACCGGGATATGTCATTGAAAAAGTGGGAGCGGCCTGAACTCTTAGTTCTTTCGTTAACGAATCCCATACGCAATAACGAGTAGCCCCTGATGTAATTGGAATTCTTCGTATATAAATTGTAGAATCGAGCCATGTCCTTCCAAGCGAATAAAGAGCATAGCTATTTGTAGAACGGAAATATCCACCATATGAATTTTGAGATATTCCCCCTATGCCATAAAGATTTGTCGATGATCCAGCAACACCAATTCCACTACCTGACATTCCTTGTATTGCATATCCAGATGTCGCAGACGATATTAATCCATAAGTTGATCCTGATGATACTATTTCTAATTTAGCTGTCGGATTTGTATTTCCTATGCCAATATTGCCGTTGGGCGCCATCATCATGCCACTATCAATTATACTATTTTTATCCGAACAAAAATCAAATACCTTTGATCCAACCCCTTTTGCAATTAAAGCAGTTCCAGAACCACCCGTCACCTGAAAATACCCTCCGACTCCTGTTGTGGATGAACCAAGTACGCCATATAATCCAAGTCCATAAATTCCATACCCAATTGCCGCAGTTCCATATACTGCTATACCTGCTGATAGCTGATTGGAACCATATATACCTTTACCGTTAGCAGAAGAAGTTGTTCCATAAACTCCAATATTGGCTGAAGCCCCATACACTCCACTTCCACTTCCAGAAGTTCCTACAACGCCAGTTCCGCTATTTGAAGCCCCACTAATTCCTGTTCCAGCACTTGAATATGCATAAACACCAACACCACCATTATTTGCTTGTGCATAAATAGCATTTGTGTCACTTACAACGTGCAATCTCCTTGAAGGATTACTAATGCCTATTCCTACATTGCCTCCCATAAATATACCCGAGTACCCACTTGTAGTTTCCCCATAAATTGCAGTTCCCCATGCAGCGCTACCATAAACGCCTTTACCATATGGCGCATATCCAAACACTCCCGCACCATTATAAGTTGCGCCATACACACCAGTGTTTCCGCTTGTAACAGTTGCTCTGATTGTTCCTTCTACATGAAATTTGTAACTTGGATTTGTTAATCCAACCCCAACATTTCCAGAATTGTAATAAATATTACTTCCTGATGTTGTCCATTGGCTCGACACCACTGACGGCAAAGTCTGCCATGTCTTATCACCACTCCAATATTGGTTAGTGGTTCCGATCCCAATCACAGGCTCGTATATACCGCTGTGTGCATGATCTCCAAAGGCCGATTTCACATGGGTTGTACCGAAGCCAGGGAACGAATAATATTTGTTTTCGTTCAGCTTCAGGCTATCTCCCCAGAGAAGGATCCGGTAGAGTTTCCCGCCCCGGATAAATGTAATAGTGTCAAAAACTTTGTTTTGTCCCATGCCAGTGATGGCGGCCAGAAGAAAAATAAAAAACGTGAGCTTTTTCATGGTTGTTAGTATTAAGATGATGATCCACCATAGGGTCGAGCGTGTGCGAACAGAGTTGCGTTCACAAGCGTTTTGACTACTATTTTCGTGGTTGATTTGCTCCGGAAGTATATTTCAACAGGATTGCCCAGGCTGTCATATCCCTGGACAATGAAGTTGTAATCTGTGTCGGTGAATGGTTCGTTCCAGGTAAGGTTACAGTTGACATCGGCTGTTGCAGCCGCATGGGCTTCCCGAAGTATTGAACCGGTGGCTTCGGTTTTTACCTGTTCAACATAATCGAGTAGTTTAATATTTGCATCCTCAAGATCTTCAGCCTGGACCCTGGTACCGACCGGCCGGCCGGTAAGAGCTGAGACGAACTTATTGAATACTTCCAGGTACGTTATCATGAAAATGCTTGTTAACTGAACTGTTCCGAGAATTCATCAGAGAAAACCCTGATAGAAACAATGGTTGATATCATTCTAATCCTTGAAAAAAAAAATCGTCCCAAGCCCTTTCGTATTCAAATGCAAGGCTGTAATTGTATTGCGTATCCTTGAACAGCGATGTTTTTTTAGAGGTGAGCAGACACTTCAGCAACTTGCCGTCTTCTACTTCGTAGATGTCGGAAGAAAGCATGAAGTCGCGCAGGTAGTTCAGGAAATCCTTCGAAAGCCATCCGGTATTCGCTTTGAAGCTTTGCGATTCCTTGATGATAGAATAGTTTCCTGGAGTGTTGTACATTGTTTCGGTCTCATCACTTCTGAACATGACCTTTTCACGATCATTTTCAATGATGTTTTCAAACACACCGGTGCACCTCAGGGAGTCGTAGGTTCCCCAGGAATTACGGAACCTGAAGTACCTGGTATTTTCAGCATATTTCTCATCAAGTTCAAATGACCTGATGTCAGAAATGATCGTGTCCGAACCATCAACCAGGTATAATTCCCAGCGATTGACGCCGCCTGAAAGGAATTCACTCAAACCCAGCTGCGCATATCCTGCCATAAATTCCACCACAGACCAGTACTGGACATTGATATTTGGCGACAATGAGATGACAGATCCGGTATCGGATGAATAAATGTTTGCCTTGAGTTTATATGTACCGTAGGATGGTGTCTGAAAAGCAAAGAACAGGCTGTGGGTTTCAAACTTATCCGTGATCCTGGTTGGCGGGGCCCAGGAAAGAAACTTCTTCCTGGTGGCAGTGAGATTGAAATAATCAGTAAGCGACTGATTGTTGGATACCAGATCCTCCCTGTTCAATCCGCCAGCTATGGCATAGCAATAGAGATTATCCGGATCACTGTAAGTCCTTGTATCAAATACACCGGAGATCTTATCGCAAAAAACGGTACGGTACTTCAGGAAATAATCAGTGTAAACATTTTTGAAATAACTGGCTCCGGTCAGCTTGAATCTGGGAGGGGGTACCTGCAGCAGACTGGCATTGATATACTCCTGAACCTCGAATTTGACATTACCTGCAGTATCCAGTGGTTTGTAGTCCTCACCAAGCTTTTCTGTTCCGTTCTTCCATACCTGCATGCGCACGCCATCAACGGTACCAGGCGTGCCGGCCATTCCATTTTGAGTGGTCGTTACCGTTACGCCAACAATTGTATTGGAACCTTCGCTCCAGTCATAATCTGGCGATGCGGTTCTGGCAGTGAGGATAATATTCGCACTATCCATGGCGATATCATATTCGCGGGAAAGCTGAACATCATTCAGGATATACTCAAAACACGCCAGGCACCATCTTGCCGCATTCCAGGCATCGTCTGCAATAGGCAGATGATCTTTGGTTGTCGGAGAATTTTTAAGCGTGAAGGTTCGGGTAGATCCCAGCATAGTGACCTCGATGGCGTGATCAGGTGTACTGTCGATATCTGTAAATTCAATTTGGATTACGGATAGCTGTTCAGCACCACCACCGCCACCACCAGATTCGGGTGATAAAAGATATCGCATCGGATTACCGGCGAACGACATCAGAAAAGGTTTTTTTGTTATTTCCATGGTGGCAAACTTAAATGAGGTTGCATTTTTTTTAAAGGACAGCCTAGCGTGTTACTGCCTTTTCAAGCCTGGTAACGGTATCTATTGTATTACGCATGTCGTCGTAAACAATATTCGAAATGATGGGTTTCTTGAGCTGTTCCTGGAAATCATTCAACGCCTTCAGCGTGTCGGGATGGAACTGGACTACACCAGGACCACCTGCAGCCGATCGTTGCGCTGCCGCATCCGGATAAAGCCCACCGGCACGCTGGGGTACCTGCATGATAGACTCGATGAGATCCGGACGGAACTTCATTAAATTCTCGGTATGCTTAGGATTAAGGATGATCTCTTTTCCGGTTTCAGCGAAAAGAGTAGGCTGCCCGTACATGCCTGAGGGTGGCTCCTGCATGTATGGGACACCGCGGTATTGCTTTTTATCATCCTGGCCGAGCACATCATATCTCCCCATTGCTGCCTGTTGAACTCTTTGGATGGCTTTGTACCGGCCTTTCGCAGCTTCAGGAACAGGAGTACTGGCAATATAACCGATTTGTACAGCCCCCATGAGTCCAACTAATACAGCGAGAATGGCTCCAAAAACTCCTCCTGGGTTGGCTAATGCAGCAGTAATACCCTGGGCTGTGTTGATAATTGCTTGTACCAGGGATAATGCTTTCTGTCGTTTGGCCTGCCTAACTTGCATTTCTCTCTTTTTATCATCAAGTTCCTTGTCCATCTTCAAGACCTGAGTATCGTACTGCTTCTGCGTGATTCTTTTCGCATCAAGCTGCCTTTTCAGGTTTGCCTTTTTTACATCATTGGCATTTGCATCTTTTTGTAACTGGGCATTCTCGTGAGCAGTCATTAACTGGTCGATGTTCATCAAGCCACTTAACACCGTATTGGCATATCCCATGAACTGTTCTGCCTTGGCTCCCCAGACATCAACACCTAATGCTCCTTTCGGCTCTTCCACTTTCTGAGGTAGTTCGCCATCACCCCATACATGATCCTGGCGTCCTCGCAGGACTTGTTTATCTCCAGTTTTTAAACCTTTCGATTTAACTTTGTCAAGTTTACCTCCTTCAGCTTCGGCATTTTCCAACAAGCTTTTTGTTGCTTCATCAATCGCATCCTTGTAATTCTTTAATCGTTGAATTTTATCGGCGATAACTTTTGCCTGAACCGGATCAGATAAAACCTCTTTCTGCAGCAGATTGACAAGCTCCTGGATCTGTTCATTGAGTTTCTCATAGTCCGTCTTCAGCTTTTTAAGATTCTTTTGCTTGTCGGAAGCAGGATCACTATTGTCAAACTTTGCCAATTCCCCATTGGTCTGCTTTATCTTTTGCTGGATCCGGTTATAATCTTCACTGTTCGCGGTAGTATTGCGTAGGGCAGTTTGATATTTGGTTAATTTTTCTGAAAGGGCTTCCTGTGTTTTTGCAAGGATCCCATCACCAATCTGTTCAGCCCTGGTAATTTCAATGAGCTGGCTCTTTGTGGACTTTAAATTTTTAAGGTTGTCTTCCATTGCCTTGATACCATCATTGAGCTGATCAGCCGCTGCTTTGCCATTATTAGTTGCATCTTCATTATTAAGGGCTGTCATAGCACCTGCCACCGGTGCGCCCAGTGTTTTAACCGCATTGACAGTTTTTTGCCATATTGTAGGCTTTGAATTGTCGGCCTGTACTTTCTGCTGACGTGACTTCATCAATGCCAGTTCGGTTTCTGCGAGTTTGATGTTCTTATCAATCTTTTCATCCAGATCCTGTTTTTCCGTCTGAGATAATTTGTTCAGTGTTCTGATCTGTTCATTGAGATATTGATAATTATCAGAAAGGGTTTTATTGACAACGTTCATGCGTTCGATTGTGCTGGCTTTCGTCCTCTCATTTCGGATGGTTTCCGAGTTATATTTATCGTAAGCCTTTATTGCCGCTACCAATGCAGTGATCCCAACGATCAGCAATCCGATGGGATTCGCTTTCACAACAGTATTCCACAGTAACTGGGCAGTAGTAGCAAGTTTCGTTGCCGCGGTTCCATTGCCTTTCCAAATAGTGAGCATTTGCTCTCTGACAATGAGATACTCCATTACGATGGCGTCTTTCGCCTTCAGGAGGATCCCCTCTTTCATGGTCAGATTATTCAGCAGGGAAACCTGTAATGATCTGGTTAATGCGGCTACCCATACACCTATTGCTCCGGAAAGTGCGATCAGCACGATCCGGTATTTTTCAATGATCAGCGGAAGATCCTTGAGCCAATTCACCAATTGAACAACGTGTAACACCTGGTTCTTAAAAAACTCAGTCACATTCGGCATAGTTACCAGGCTGTAAAAATCCTTTTGCAGTTTGGCCAGCGTGGCGCCTAGTGTTGCATTCTTGATGTTGAATTCATTGGTGATTGAGTCTGTGCCCTGGAGGGAACTTCCTGCCAGTTTTGTTTTTTCGGCCAACAGATCTGTGTTGGTTCCGAGCTTTGCAAATATTTCAGAAGCTCCGACACCGGAGATTTCAAGATCCTTGATGATTCCGGCCAGATCGGTTGCACTCTGACCACCTCTTTTCGAACCTTCAACAACTTTTAGGAATGCTCCATACAAATCATTGTTCACCAGGTTCGTGAATTCTTTGACAGGCATTCCGGCAACACTGGCAAATGATGCGGTGTTGGTGGTCATCTTCTGCAGGATCTTCACCACGGCCGTACCGCCGCGTTCGGCATTTACATTAAGTTCCTGCAGTGTGGCTGAAAGTCCCAGCACTTCATCAGATGTCAAGCCAAGCGGGATCCCGATGCCGCCGATACGGCTTGCAAAATCGGTCATCACCGGGCCTGTGGCAAACCCGGCAGCTCCCAGGGCATTGATGGCATTACCCACGCGCATCATATCATCAGCAACATTGGCAGTTTTGCTGTCGGTAAGGACATTCCGGAGCATGCCCATTTGTTTTGCAACCTCTTCAGCGCCACCGGTGAACTCATCACCCAGGGCAACATTCAGCCTGTCAACTGAATTGACAAAAGCAAAAACATCTTCCTTCGCCATTCCTAACTGACCGGCCACAACCGCCATCTGCCGGAGATCCTGCCGGCTGGTCCTGGTGTCAATCTTTCCAAGTTCTTTATTCAGGTTCATTACCTCAGTGGCGGTCATCCCGGTTGACTTCCTGATGTCAGCCAGGGAATCCGATAACTCTCCCTGGGCAGTTATCAGGCTCTTGATGGAAAATGCCAGGCCGGTTATTGCCGCAATGCCGGCAGATGCGATCGCAAAATATTTATTGAAGCCATCGGCCATTTTCCCGAAGGACATGCTGGTAGTCTTCGCGCCATTCTGAAGTTCACCCAGGCGTTTACCTACGGCATTGAATTCCGTTTCCAGTTTTTTACGATGTTCTGTTCCCGGGATTGCCCTGGCAAGTTCATTGCGGAGCTGTGACTGCAGCGATTTAAGTTCTTTGAGAGATAGCGCCTGCAATCCGGCTTCTTTTCGCATCTCTTTCATTGCAGCATCGAGCTGAGTAATTGCCTCTTTGCGCTGCTTGTACTCTTCAGTGTTCTTTTTGCCTTCAACTTCAAGCCTTTTGAGGTCCGATTCATAACCCATCATGGTTTTCTCCATCTCAATCAGGGACCGTTTTGCCTGGTCATTGTTGATGAAAATGGAAAACCTGTAATCCGAAATGTTCGTTTTGGAAGCCATTGTTAACGTATATAAATTCGTGTTGAATTGAGAATAGCGGTTTCCGCGTATTCCTTGATGATTTCTCCCAGCTCAGGGATGAATGATTCAATTACCGGGTTGAACCAGGGTTTTGGCTGACGATTAAAGCCTGTGGATTTTGATGTTTTCACAACCACCCCGTTTCTCATTACATATCCGCTGCCAACTCCTTTGTGCACGAATATCCCTTCCCTGGGAAATGAAAAACCAAGCCGGTAGATTTCTCCGTATTCATAATAATAGGTGTTGCGGATCCCTTTGGAAAGGTGGCTGCCCCGGATGCCATGGGAGGAAATTGAACCAGGCATGGCCGCATTCACTTTTGCGCCCCATACTTTCAATTTTTCATTGAAGGCTTCCATTTGTTCAGTATTCCTGGAACGGGAAAACCGCTGGGTCTTTCCGGTATCTTCAATGCCAACATCGAAGGGACCTTCCCAGGATCCTTTGAAAGCCCCTTTCCTGACTGATCTGCTTTCTGCAATTCTTTCGACTATACTCACTGCAGTTATTTTTGACAATGATAAATCAGGCAGAAAAGAGATTAAAGGACATAAAAAAACCCCGGGAGGAATCCAGCAGGGTTTTTGTTAAATGCTCCTTAGAATAATGGCCGCTTGACATCACGGCCGAAACTTAAAATACTTTTAGTCGCCAAAGTAGCACGGCCACGCCGGCCAGAATGAAAGCCAGTATTATCGCTATAGCCCACCCAGGAAGACCGGTCCTTTCGACGATCTTATCTTTTAGCACTGTCTCTGATTTTTGAGATAGCTGCTCTTTGCGGGCTGCGTTTGTGGAGCCTTTTTCTTTTTGCTCCTGCTGTTGTTCCTTAAATTCTTTCCGTATTATGGTTCGGTTGAATTTTATCGGAACGAGAATTTGGGTATAAACCGTAGAATCTGTTTTTGAATATTCATTGGGTACTGCAACTGAAACCAGAATCAGCGAATCACATTGCTCTGTCGTTTGTGTCTCTGAGGTAGTTTTTGTTGAAGTGTTGGTTTGAATTTCTTTGTTGGTTTTGATTTCTTCGGCTATGGTTGAGTTGATTTCAACTTTGCTTTTCTCCTGGTGAAGATTTTTGGAGGTGCTGCACCCGCTCAAAAGAAGGAATAAAGACATGAGCAGCGCAAAAAATGCTGCTTCTGTAATGCGATCAGTTTTCATTGAATTGAAATTTAAGTTTACCATTAAAATAAAGGTACGATTCCGACCGGCGTCGCCTGATCAGGCCGGCATGTGGTTTTCCACCGGCAAGGATCCAGCGGTTGAATTGAGAAATGATGCCCTGAGTTAACGGGTCTTTATTGATTACTTTGACCAGGGTTGAACTCTTGAAAGCCAGGGCACCGAGATTGTAGACAAAATCAACCAGGGCATCAAACTGATGCTGGTTTATTTCTGCCGTGACCGCTCCGGCAACGGCACTTTCAGCGAACGACAAATCGTGGGTGAGAAACTGATAAGCCTGTTGTTCGGTGATCGCATCACCAGGCATGACCCGGGATCCGTCAGGGTACCGGGTGGTTCCCATGCCGATGGTCCACTTCCCGGCAGGGCACTTGTAAGAAGTGAGGAATTTGCGAAAATTCCCGCCGCATTCAAACTCTTCGATCATTTTCAGACAATCGGAAGAAACCGTGACAATTTTACCCATTATCGTTCCTTTTTTTACGTGTTTTGGTATATTTCACCTCAGTTTTGGTATTCTGCTCGAATCTGCTGGTATAACCATCATCGGGATCATCGGTAATCTCACTGATCGTTTCGGAAGATTTTCGTTTCAGAAGCTTCAATATCCGCTGGAAAATAGGTTCATTGGTTATCCTGGTAACGTTCTCGAAAATCGACTTCAGTTCAACAAAGCAAATAAAGCCTGCAGTGATACTTGCCAGGCTAGTCCAGGCGAGTTTGAAGGTATGTTCCATCATGTAGGCGGCCATCACGCCAATCGTATACCACAGGAATTTCAGTACAGTTTTCCGTAGTTTATGGCTCTCCAGTTTGTTGCCTTCCTTGATTGATGCCCATATCCCGGATACGGTATCAAGTGCCAGGAATATCAGCATTACATGCACCATATCAGATATTGGCCTGAAATATGCAACAAACAATATGGCCAGGTTAAGCCAAAGCGATTTAAATGAAACAACACAGATGTTTTCAGGAATCATTGGGGTGGGGTATTTGAGGGTGGTTGACATTAGTACGAAGTTCCTTTTGTTTTCAACTTGAACGATAAACCCCAACCGTTACAGCCAAGGAGATTGTATTCCGGATCTGTGTGCATTCCATTGATAAACAAGCGGTGCATCAAATGTCCGAATGATCCAGGGCATTGATCAGTATCACCGCTCAGCTCAATCATTTTATGCTTGATACTGGTAATGATGTTCTGGGTGGCTTCCATTTCTGCCAGGTATTCCTCATGTGTAAGTGATCCGCGGTCGCTTTTTTTCACCACAAACATGAAGCATGAATCAATCTCTTCATAGTCATCATTACTGGTAGCCTCGATGTCCGTCGATGGAATTACTGCGAACAGGATCACGCATCCGGCATCTATATCACGAATGATGGAAGCAAGGTCAGATTCTTCATGAACGATGAAAACTTTGTCAATACCCCCGGTTACAGCGGCGATATAATCCCAGAAGGATTTGTAGGTGCTAATCGATACCATTGCTTTTGTATTTAGACTCCATTGCACGTGATTGTTTTACTACCTGGTACAGTCGGATCATGATGTCAAAAAGGTTTTGACCGTCAGTTTCCTCAATGGACCCGAATACTTTTGTTTCGGCCAGGCTATACAGGATCCCGATCAACCCGATATCGGGTGAATCTTCTGAATTCTCCGATTTCTCGTAAATGATAGAAAAATCAATTTGCTTTCCGTCAACATTGACAACACCTTTAGCGAGAAATTCTTCACATCCGGAGAAGAAAAGAAAGATGCCATATCTTATGGACATCGGGAGTTTTGCAATTGCTTTTGCTCTGGACTCCAAAAACAGCGGGTTCGATTTTGAGGTGAAAGGGATCCTCACCTGTCCATCATACGATGGCAGCAGTTTTTTGAGCCAAAGAAATCGTTTTGCAGGCCGGTAAAGAACCGCGATCAGGTGGTTCAGGTCGCTGTCTGTTTTTGAATCCAGGTATGCCGCATAGAAACTATGTGCGATGCGATATTCGGCAAAGGTGATATCCTGAAGTGCATCGGCAGGACCATAGAATTTGCCGCAGATTTTAGGGATGAATTGCTGGGTAAAACTCAGCTTAAAGGTTTTTGTCTTCTGGCCATCGCGTTCGATATCTTCAAAAAACGATTCGCAAAGCTCACTGATCCGGTAAATCTCTCCATTGGCCTGTTCCCGATTGTCTGATGACAGTGTCATGTACCTGGCATCAAACCGGATGTTCAGCAATTTGCGGATCAGATTGATCTTGAACTGAACAATTGTTATTGTACCGGAGAGGTACCGCAGGACCAGGTCAATAAAATACACGAACTGATCTTCATTCATCTCCTGGATGGATGAAGGGAACTCGCGGATAAGTCCTTTTGCTGGAATTTCGATTTTATGCATTACAGTCGAACAAACTTTTGTGTGGCATCAATTCTTTCATCCGGATCTGTGGTGGTGAAAGTTTCCCCTGCAGCAGTCAGATCAATTTTTCTCAGGTACTCCTGCAACCTGGCCAGCTCGCGCAGGCCATCTTTCTCAAACGATGATGAGATCTCGTTGCGATCTTGTTTCCCGGCAGGGTTTTTACCTTTGATCACATTAGCAACGATGTTTGCGAAAATCCCTGCAGGCAATATTTCTGATGAAAGTCTTTTCACCGCCACGCTTAGTGCCAGAAGTGCCAGTGGTGGTATTACTTTGCCCAGGATAACCTCATTTTCAGGCGTAAGTTCATCCGCCAGGAATTGTGCTTTGATTTCATCATATCTGGCCACGGTAAGACTGGCCTGTATTTCATTTTCCTGAACCCGTTTTATGAACGGGACCAGGGAAAGAAAGGTCTGTCTGCTGCCACCTATGAGAAATACTGATTCAAAAATTGAGACCGTGGGTATAAATAATTCCCTGGTTGCTCCATATTCAGCAGAAGTTCCCCAGGGGAGTAATGACACTTTAACCGAATCTATGGTAGCCATATCAGCAATATGCTCGTCAAGGAATTCAAGAAGCATATCGGTGGCCTCATGTGCCAGGCGAAGCAGGTTCTCATCATCCTTTTCGATCTGCCATTCAAAAGCCGGTTTTTCCTGTTCGGATACGAAGATCTGCCGGCCTTTATCGCTATGAGTAAGATCGGAACTTGGCACATACCTGCGATACGCGTGAACTGCAACCGGGTACTGAATTTTTTCCACCAGTTGATCCAGTACTGCCCAATGCACCTCGACAGGATCGGCGCCAGAATAATGGTAAAAATCGGAATTGTAATGCGCAAGCGCGAGGTTGAATACATCTTTACCGATGATCCTGATGATGTCGCGCTCGGCAAAACCAATATACGATTTGAGATTGTTGAAATTGATCGATTTGTAAATAAAACCGATAAGTTCTTTTAATTCAGCGGCACCGGTATTGTTTTTATTGAAGATCATGGCTTACAGTTTTGGGGCGGGTGGGGCTCCGGATCCCGGGGTTTTGTTGACTAAACGATCGTTGGGATTTGTTGCAGCTTCAGGCAGCAGGATATCGTGGTAGAAACCCAGTCTCAGATCTTTCCCTGGGAAATTAACCTTGATGGCCATGTTGATATCCTTCATCACGATTCCTTCAGGGATATCGATCCCGGTAGCCAGGTAAATTTTGAAAGAATAAAGCTGCTCGGAACCGCTGGGCAGATTTCCATCTTTGCTCAGGTTGCTCAGGGCCGGATGCAATCCGATCCCTGAGGTAGTTTGGAACAATGCCTCATTGGCAATGTTAATCTGAGCATCAATGAAATCCTTTACCTTCTGATCCAGTGGTGTAATCTTCCATCCCACGTACATATTCGACATTTCATCAAAAATCGTTGTGGTGCTGACGAATTTTCCGACTTTGTCATTGCCCGCGAGCGCAACACAGAATTTCTCCATCACCTTGTCCTGGGCATCCTTGAACATTTTCTCAGTAAATGCAACGCTGTTCTGCTCACAGTTGCTCGTGATCTCATCGCGCAGCTTCTCCCAATAGATAGCCGGTACCTCAATGTGATATTTTATCGCCATTGAGTTGTCATTGAAACTTGTGAGCAGTTTAGGGATGGATGATGACAGCCGGATCCAGCTCAGTGATCCGTGTATCGGCGAACGGGAGTACTCGTTATCCAAGGCAAATCCATAAAGATTTGAATATCGCATGGAAACGGGGTTGGCAAATGGTGCGGATGTGTCAAATAATGGGTATCTGCGAAGTCCCAGGTGCCAGGGTTGCTTGAAATCTCCGACAATGATGCCATTTATCTGATTGTTGGCATCCGGCCATTCGAGTCGTGAAAACATGGAAGAGACATGCTCCAGTTTAACGATCTGGCCTTTTTCTCCGATTCTGTATCCTTTGTTGCGATAGAATTTGGTGAACCGCCCATTCATGGTCCGGAATTCAACGCATCCCTTCAAAAGATAGTCTTCATAATCCCATGAATCAAGCCATGCCTGAATATCAGGATCGGTATCCCAGTATTTAACCCTTCGGCCATTCTCAAATTTGATTTTGTACAGCGCCGGTCCCTGGCCATAAAGGAGTTGAGCCTGTTTGTTCAGGATCTCCGGGGTGAGATTATTCTCATCCAGGATCAGGCGAAGTTCATCAGGATAATTATTCTCCTGGCCATTGGCCACGATCGAGAATTCTCCGATCTTGACCGGGATCAGTTGACGAACATTGGTATAAAATGGCAGAACCGAAGGGCTGGCCATCTTGAAGGATCCGACAACGTCGAATGCATACACGCCTACCGGCGTAACTCCGAAGGCTTTATTTCCTTCGCGGATGATCTTCACATCCGATTTATTGATCTCAGTCATGCGGAATCAATTAAGGGTAATCTTTCTGCCATTAAAATACATGATCAGGATGAGCCAACAGATCCGAGGTTCTTTCAGATCTTCATCGAAATAGAAAATTTTGTCATCTGCATTCACCACGTCATCTCCTTTTGCTGCAGGCCTCAGATGTGCAAATCTGACATGCCGAATTCCATTGCAGGTATCGGTATCCCGGTTCAGTGTGGAATGAACAAATGAAAAAGACGCATCCTCAGAGGATAGTTTTCTCATTTGCCTGATGGCTTCGTACAGATCAATAGTTTCTTCATCGTCCATGAAGCAAACATATCTTAAGGGTAGTTTTTTTTAAAGGACACAACCATTAAGGCCTTACGACCAGAAAAAAAGGAGTCCCGAATTTCGGGACTCCCAGGGAAGCTTAGAAGTTGATTTTATTTTCAACTTCAGCGATGCTTGAATCAAATGCAGACTTGAGGAACTCTATCACTTTCTTAATTCCAGGAGTAAAACTGGAGGTGAAGACATTCCCGTCTGAATCATTCAGCCTCAGGCTGCAGTTGAAATCATTGGACGAGATCTGGAAGCGTTCAATCTCGCTGCGCGTTTGAACCAGCTTCGCTCGTTTTTCAACGATAAGCTGGAGGTTTTCAACCTTGCTGATTTTTTCTGCAAGGGTGAGCTCCTTCTTTACTTCAGGTACCGGGGCTTTCTCCTCCGGTAGTTTGAAGCTTGGAGATTGCTGCGGCTTAACAACGGTCATACCGGTTTTCTCGTGTGAATCTGCCCCGCCGTTGGTGGGTTTCAGAACTGATGAAGTGACTTTTGTCATTTGTTTTGCCCCTGCCCTGGGGACTTTTTTAGGCATCTGGCACGCCAGGGTTTAAGAAAAATTTATGCCAAAGGCCACAACCGGAATGAAAATTCTGGAACAAATGTTCAGGTCACGATCAGAATGATCTGAAGGAACCCGAAGGGCGGCTGATCCATCAGGAGGCCGCGTTTAGAGACATGATATTTTCATGAGGTTAACTTTGCTATAAATTTTGAGTAATAAGTAGTGCGGTGGCCACCGTGTTTTTCTTTGCTGGCTTTCTTTATTTGCGGTGATTTCAAAAAAGAAAGCTGCCCGATGTGATGCCCTGGCGAGCATAAAAAAAGCCCCGGGATTTCCCGGGGCTTCTGTTGTTATTTATACATCTTCAGGAATTGTTCCCATTCGAATTTCAATCTTTCGGGATCTGATGTTTCCATTTGGCTGCAGTAACCAGGGAAGTAAATATCATCCTGCATCTGGCTGAACATTTCGTATAGTGCTTGCATTATAACCTCCCTTCGTCTGCGAATGAAAAGAATTGATCATCTCCAATGATCAGATGGTCCAGAACGTGGATTTCTAGCAGTTCGCCGGCTGCTTTCAGCTTTTTTGTAATTCTTTCGTCAGCTTCAGACGGGGTTAACGTTCCGCTCGGGTGGTTATGCGCCAGGATAACGTTTGATGCATTAGCCAGTAATGCGGCCTGGAATATTGCTTTCGGATCTACCACGGTTCCGGACACGCCTCCCATGGAGATCAGGCGGTAACCGAGGACTTTATTTGCCCTGTTCAGGAGCAGGATATAGAATGATTCGTAGAGTTCTACCTGATCATTCCAGATATCCCTGAGGATTTCATACGCGCTGGAAGAGTTGGTGATCTTCTTTCGTTCGGATGGGCGAACGGTGTGATGGTAGACGATGTTTATCTCATCGACTGTTGAGTTGAACAAGTTCATGGTTTTCATACGGCGTTTGTTTTATGCAGCCGTTTTATGGCCGCTGGTTAATAATGAAATTTTGCCGTAAGGCTTTCACCGGGGGGAATAAATAATGTCAAGGGTGATGGTCACGATTGGGACAATCTGAAGTAACCTGAAAGGCGGCGAGATCCATCAGGAGGCCGCCCTTGACAGTTTTACACTTCATTCCCCATAGGTAACTTTGCTGGATTTCGAGTATTAAGTAGTGCGCTGGCCAAACTCGGTTTCTTTTTCGCTTCCTTTTTCTTTGCCGTTAATTCAAAGAAAAAGGAAGTCCAAAATTCAGGCAGGAAGGAAATAAACCTGTGCAGGAAAAAACTAAATCGCTGGTTTTGCCCTGAATTTGAATGAAAATTTCATTAAATATCAAATTTTCACCTGATTTATCATGTTTTGGTTACCTTTTCAAAAAGGTAGA